TTCATTTTAATCGTTCTCCTTATTTTCTTTTTCTATTTTTTCTATGATTAAACGTACATTTTTAAAATGTTGATACGTTATATGATTCGTTATATGTCTATACCCTCCTCCATAAGATTGTTGCTGGCTATATAATCCTTTCAATATATAAACTAATTCTTCTTTATCAAAAGTTATATTTTCCATATTACTCTCCTTGTTTTATTAACTTGCAAACTTCATTACTCTCTTTGAATGATAGGTGATTAACTCTTCTCCTATAGTATTTACAAAGCTAGTTAAGTCTCCATACGTTAAGAACTCATCTACTAAAGATGAATCTTTTTCTATCTCTATACCTTTCTCTATAATTGCATTTAGTATACGAATCCAATTAACTATCTTAGTCTTATTTAGAGTACCAGAGTGTAGCCTGAACTCTAGACTACCATGAAAGTATCTAGAGTGTAAGTTAAGACCACAATACCTAGCATCATTATACTTCTCTGTACTAGGTATACAATCCATAGACTCATAGTACTCTTCTATTAACTCTTCTTCTGTGTCTATATTTCTTAGAGTATCAACATTCATACTGAAATCTTTACACCATCTAGAGCCTTGCCTCGAGGGAGGCATCATATCTTTTAGTAAATGCTGATACTTAGAGTAGACAATACCTATATGAGCAACCTGTCTAGCATTGAGATTCGTAGAGTCAAAGTGTACGTGTAGTCCACAACTAGAGTTTACTACTGCATCGTAACTTCTTGCCCAATCTACTAGGTCAAACACTTGGCTATATAACAGGTCTCCACTTGAAGGAGTACTGACCAACTCTATACCTTCGTAGTCTCCCCCTGTACTTATAGAACCATCATACGTAGTCGCCCAATTAGAGGGAGTACGTATACTCTCAGTATGAGGGTACATACACTCAGCTTCTAAGCCTACAAGTCTATTGACATTTAGATTGTTAAATGTCTCTGCTTCTCTAGACATACTAGGAGGTGTTGCATTCTCTATGTTTTCTACTAAGCAATCAGAAGTATCTGGTACACAACATTCACAATAGGGCTCTTGATTATGCCAGTAGGTTGTATCCCTCTCTACTTCTTCCTCACAGTTGTAACAACTATTATATACCTCAAAGTAGCAATCTCCACAATAATGGTCAGAACTAGTATGAGAGTAATAAGATTCGTCTGTGTATACTTCGTCTCCACAATGACAACATGAAACATATATCTCATGGTAGCACTCTTCACATAGAGAGTGAGCGTGGTACTCTTCTAATTTTACCTCGCAGTTCTCACACTCTACAAGAACTTCTTCTTCTACTTCTTCACTAGATTTACTCATACTAGACTCCTATGTTAGTAGTAATTATTCCTAGTACAAAAGTGTTAATAACTTTAATCCAATCCATTTTCTTTAGAGCATCGAATATACGAGTCTCTATCTCTTCGTCACTCTCTTCTATTTCTATAGAACCTAGAGTAGAAATCTGAGTCTGTAAAAACTCTAGGTACTCTTCATAAGAGTGTTCTTTTAGGAAAGGATTCTTCTTCGCTCTATTATATAAAGTCTCTATAATATACTTCTTAGACTTTAGTTTAATAGGGTCGGGTAATCCTATAAGTATTACCTTCTTCTTAGAAAGGGAACTCTTCATTACCTATCTCCTTATCTTTAGAGGGTAGTGTACTTATGTCTACTTGGTACTCACAATCTATACACATGTTCTCTCTGTTAACAATCTCTATCTCATCGCTATCTACCCACTCATAGCATATACCACACATTAACTCATTACTTTGTTTGAGTAGATTCTTACTTGCTGGACTAGGATTCATGTCGCAGGTCTCAAAGTCTGTAGAGTCTTGCCACCCGTAAGCACCATACGTACCATAATACTTTGTAGTATCATACCTGTTCCATTGACTCATAGTATAGAACTCTTGTTGCTCTACACTAGGCTTGTTAGAGAACTTGTCTGTATCGTAGGTGAAGATGTAATCCTCTTGTACTTTACTAACAGGTAATCTAAGACCAGCCTTCAACATAGATGTCTCTAGTATTTCTTTAGTAGATGCCCATAGTAGAACCCTAGCTTTCTTCCAATAGGCTACGTGCATAGGTCTACCAGACTCTCTAGCTAGATGTATCTTTCTATTACTCTCTTTAATCCAAGTGATAGCGAAGTCCCCGTCTATATCCTCGAAAGCGTTCTTCATTTCGTTTCTATTAAGAGATGCGAAGATGACTTGAGAGTCTACCTCTACCTCTTTACCTAGAGACTTTGCTACCTTGTTATAGTTATGTATTATACCATTGTGTGCCCCAACAACATCACCTACGTGAAACGGGTGGGCGTTACGAGTCTTTACTATTCCATGAGTAGCTAGTCTTACGTGACCTATAGCTATAGTGGTATCTACATTGATACTATCTAGTAACTCTGTCCAATCTCCTGTACCTACTAACGTAGATGAGTCTAGTAGAGTCTTGTAAGTTCTCCTACTATTAGGTTGTATGATAGATACTCCTGTACTATCAGTACCTCTAATAGAGGATTCATCTGCTAGTTCTGTTAGTACATCTTTTAACATCTCTAGCTGGTTTTCTGTCTGGTGTCCACTTGTCTTAGCGAACCCGAATATACCACACATATAGTGTCTCCTTATTTGTTGTCGTTTATTCTCTCTTCTATGTATTCTGTACTCTCTGCACCACCAATACTATGGATAATATCCATCTCATTACTGGAACTAGACAATACCTTCTGATACAATTTTGTATTTCTATGTAAATCTTTAGAGGTGTCCATTATTCTATTAAGAAATCTTATCCACCTCTTTATATTCTTAGAGTATATCTCTCCCTCGTGGTATCTGAACTCTATAGTACCTAGGAAGAACCTAGCGTGTAGGTTAGTACCTATGTACCTAGCATCGTTGTACCTACTACTATTGAACGAGTCATCTGCCATACTATAGTAACTTCTTACTAGAGAAGGCAAGTCTTTTAGTTGTGCTATATCTACAGGACTAAGCTCTATAGGTCTAGCATAACTATTAGTAACTCTACTCTGTGGTAGAGAATTGTAGATAGTCTTTTGTATAGAGCTGGTCAACATCAAGAGACTTTTTAGTTCTCTGAATCCAAAGTCCATAGCATTGATATGTATATGTACTCCACAATCTGTAGAGACTTGATTGTCTTCATCTCTATGTACCTGCTCTAGTCCATCTAGAGACTCGTCTACTAAGCTACCTATTAGTGGTCTATCTGTTCTGAACTCTACACCACCACTACCTAGAGAACCATCTGGTACTACCTCAAAATTATCTGGACACCAAGCATTCTCTTGGTAATCTTCTACATCTTCGTAGTGTGTAATAACCTCACTCTCTATACCTATATGTCTAGTATAGTTTTTGTGCTTAGAAAGCATCTTAGGTAGAGTGCGTCCTCTGTAGGGAGAGAACAACCTAGAGTTTAGACTTAGCTCTGCACAATTAGTACAGAGATTGTCTCCATCAATAGAGTGATATGTTTCTCCATAGCCATTTCTATGGAATGATGCAAGGTATTGCTTTCTATCTACTAAGGTCTCCATACTATGTAGCTTGTCTATATCTATAGTCTCTAGAATAGAACACCTATCACATTCTTTGTGTACTTTGTGTGCACATCTACGATGAGATGTCTCTATACCAAGTGATTGTAGAATACTTCTGAGTCTACTATCGTAATCTTTAGAGTAATTTATATTAGGGATTGTATCTGTACTTAGACATATTCCACAGGGTATTTCTACTCCCCCGTAACAATCTAAGCAGACCTCACCTATAGCAGAAATATTTTTGAACTCTGAAACTACCTTACTACAATAGGTGCAATGTACATATTTTTCTGCCTCCAGAGGTTCGTGTCTCTTTACAAAGTTAAGAAATCTATTTGTCTTAGAGTCAAGATAGAATCTATTAGGATTAGATACTCTACTATCTAGTCTGTCTACAAATAATTTATCTTTCCATATCTTGTAGGTTGTATGGTATGCATCTACATCAGAAACCCTAGAGATATAATCAGTAGACAGATATTCAAACATATCTGTTTGGTCTCTCTTGAGTAAACCACTTCTACGCCATGGAGTAGCGTACCACCATCTCTCAAAAGATGTGTTATCTTTGTCTCTAAAGATACTAGGTAGACGACTTCTTATGTTTCTATCATGAGCAATCTCTATAGAAGGTGGTGCTGTACAAAACAAAACATCTCTAGCCCTAGCTATTATAACATTATCTCCGTAGATAGATTCAAGTATTAGATTAGGTCTCTTCTCTATAGAACTCATAGACTCTGCTGAATTCTCATAATCTACTACATCTATAATTTTAAAGAGTCTGTATTTTAGAAGAGAGTAACCTAGTCGTAGAAACCAAGTGTTCTCTATCTGTTTTGTTAGAGGTCTTGAACCTCTAATCATATCATCTATAGAAGTATTAGAGAATCTAGCGTCTTCGTTCTTTAGTTCTCTAGCACTACATATATTAGATATGTAGACTTCATTTGAGTAGAACATCTTTCACCTCTCTAATTATATGTAGAATATAATCTTTGTAGAGTACAACAAATCCACTAGACAATATAGTCAGTAGACTGATATGATGCTCTCCACAAGAGCCTAGTAGATGATGTATTATCTCTCTCATATTACCTCTCTATTAGTTATTTTCTCTACGACAAAATACTTGTATATCGTACTCTGGCGTACCATTAACTTACTAAATTCTGTATTAAAAGTCAAGAACTATTTTAAACTATCTTCTACTAGAAACATAGTCTAAGAATTATTATCAGTAGATATATTGTACCTACGTACAATATAACCTCTCCGAAAATTTCTAGTCTATCTAATATACCTTCTATTACTTCTACTACTATCTTCTCTATATTATTCATTCTACTACTCCTTATCTATAGAGCCTTGCTAGAGAATCGAACTCTAGTAGATACCATACAAGGCTACCGAGCCACACTACGAGCTAAACTTTAGAGAGTTACAAGTAGGTGCTAGTCTTATATTCGCTGATTGACTAGACTACATTCTGCGAAACCTCTTGCCTTAATACTCTATTATTAAAAGTACACTCTCTAATTATTCACTACTATGTAGTATCTCTACCACGTTTTCTCTTCTCTAAGTATTGGTCGTAGAATCTTTGGGTCGTACTTCCTAGCTTTTCTACTCATATATGGCGTACCTACTACCATCTTTCTACTAAAACTTTTCTCTCTCTGGACTTGCTTCTCTAAAGCTTCTCCTCTCTCTTTACCATCTAGTGTAGTGGCTAGAGTTATTTTTTTGTAGGAAACTCCTCTCTCTACATTGTGAACATCTACTCTTTTATTTTCTCTGTAAGAATTTTCTCTAATCATTTCTATTAGAGTCCAATTCTGTAGAATAGTTTTACTTTCTATCTTAGCTTTACTCTCTCCATTCTCTTTTATCTCTAAGATATACTTTCTACTAGCTATATCTCTACTAATGAATATCTCTACATTACTTTCTACTTTGTATCTATACTCATCAAATGGAGTAGGAGATTGCATATCTACTATTATTTCTCTACTCATTTTGACCTCTACTATTAATCTATCTATTAAATTGGTGTCTACTATTTATCTTAATAGAAACCAAGTTACTATATAGACCTTGGTCTATGGAGAGAGCCTTTCCAATATTGACTCTCTCCGAGTTTTTTTATCTCTACTTTTTACAATTCAGAGAAACTTCAGATATAGAATCTCCCAACTCAGATAGAGAATTATTCCACTCTACTAAATTACCATTAGAATGGACAACTTCTACAAATGTATTCCACGCATTTTGAACTTCAGTAGGTGCGAAATCTAATTTACCGGTTCTAGGCATAGAAACTTTACCTAGTCTTACGGCTTCATCTAGCTGATTTTGTTCTATAATACCAGCTTCTACTAAAGCTTTCATAGATGAATAACTAGTCTTAGTTTTACTCATAGTGTAACTCCTTTGATTAATTAAATAATTCATGAGTGAATATAACACTAAATAAACATAAAAAGCAAATTATATTTGCATAAATATTAAATTAATTTACTATATTTTTTATTTTGTTATTGAGACTCATTATCATTATGTTAATAAGTGAGTGGAATAATAAATGCTATTGAGATTCATTATCATTAAGAGGTAAGATGGTTATTGAGACTTGTTCTCATTAAGAGATTGTATAGGTATTGATATTGAGACTCGTTCTCAGTTATTCGTAGGCGTTCCAAGTCGCTACCTAGAATTTAACACCAAAGAAGTTTAGAAGCAATAGTCAATTTATCGTGAGCGTTTTGAGCGTTTGAGTTTTGGAACCATAGTTCGAATTTTCAACCAACGAGTCGAATTTCAAACAGGATTAGGGGACGGGGGCAATACGCAAATAAGACTCACACACAATTTTTGTATATTTTTTTAGAACATAGGTGGGTATTATGCTTCGTATTGGCTATTTATGTCTATATCGTAGCCAGAGTCCATTATTTCTAGAGTATCTGCATTTTGCAGTCTTCCTACTATTTCAGCTAAAGTGTGTAAAGTTCTACCTGTGGGGTCAATAATGTCATATACATCTATTCCGTGGGCTAATTCAATAGATTTGTTTATATTATCGTAGATAGAATCTTCACTATAATCATTATCTAGTGCTCTTTGTAGTCTAGTTTTCATTTTCTCAACCTTTTCGTTACCATAAGTTACTAAGGTATCAGCAATCAATGCAAGTGATTTAAAAAATATTTCGTAATAATTTTCAGTATCTTTATATAGTACTTACATCTTACATACTAGAATAGTTCTATTTGGCTCTATTTTGCTGTTTAATGGACAGATTATCAGATTAGTGGGTATTCGTATCATTTATTAGTAATTGTAGCAGTTTTGGAGGAATTTGATTAGTTTTGCTATTTAGTCTATAATACAGGTAACTAAGGATTTCATCCTCTGCTTCTGCTCCTCTGACTCCAGCAACGTGGGTAATCTTATCTATCTTGTATTCCTTTACTGTTACTTGTGTCTGTTCTTCCCAGATTACTTCTTCGAACATCGTTTCTAGGTTCTGGGTTCTTATCAGACTTAGGATTAAAAATCCTATCGTAATTGTCTTTATACTTTTTAACATCTGTTATCCTGCTCTTGTCACCTTTACCGTTCATAGTTTTTTTCTTTCTTTATATATACGTTAGTATATATTTTCTTTCTTTTATGTAGTAGAATAGTTAGTTTCTTGGCTTAGTTCGCCTAATAATTTAATAAGAAAAACCAACATATACAAGTAGTTTCATAAAATAATATAAAATAAATATAATACTTGCATATATATAGATATTCTTTATATATTTATAGAGAGATTATGAATAGAATAAAAACAATAGCTCAACTTAACTGCGCCAACTGGAATACCGGGAAGTGTATAGGGTGTGTCTTCTCTAACAGGAAGAACTCTCTAGGTTATTTTATAGACTCTAAGCTTAGTGGGAAAGACTGTAGAGTAGAAGAGGGTTGTGATTATTTCGAATCCATAGTAGTACCGGGAATAGCTGATGATAAAGTAAGAAGGTCAGCACAGAAAATGAGAGGTTTGTAATGAAAGCGTTTGCAGCATTAGGAATAATGTTCTTAAATATATATTTTGTACTAGAAGCATTGGTATTAATCATACTGCTTAAGTTAATAATGGGATTTTATAAATGAAAAGAGCTATAGTAACACCAGATAAACACTTCCCCTTTGAGGATAAAGCAGCTATAAAGGTTCTTTGTAAGGCTATTGAGTTAGTAAAGCCTGATATATACATTGACCTAGGAGATACTGGAGAGTGGGAGTCTGTATCACATTGGCAATGGAAGAAGAAGAAGAGACCTCCGCTAGAGTACCAGCTTCCATTTGTAGTAAAAGAGATAGAAGATGTTAACAAAGGTATGGATACAATAGATAAGTCTTTAAATAAAGCAGGAACGAAGGAAAGACATTTCTGTGAAGGTAATCATGATGATTGGCTTAATATGTTCGCACATGAAAATCCATATCTTAAAGATAGGATGTTAGTTAAACATGCACTTAAACTTAAAGAACGTGGCTACAAGTATCACAAGATTGGTAAGATGCTTAAAATCGGTAAAATCAATTTCTACCATGGACATCATTTTGCAGGCGTACATCACACTCGTAATCATCTCATACGTCTTGGGGGTAATGTTATGTATGGACATCATCACGACATCCAGCAATCTTCAGTGACACACATGGATGGAGTTAAGTCTGCTTGGTCTATTGGTTGCTTAAAAGATATGAGAGCAGAGGCTAATGCTTGGTTAGGTAATAGAGAACATAACTGGCAACATGCTTTTGCTATTGTAGACTTTCACCCTAATAGAAACTTTAATGTTACTGTCCATCAGATTGTAAATGGAGTTAGCACAGTAGATGGTAAGGTATTAAGAGCTAAGTGAAGACCAGAAAGATTAAAAGTATAGAACACCCTCTATTCCAAGATGAAGAAGAGTTTAAGCGCTATATGCCAAACAAACCTCTGATTACTGATTGGAGGAATGGTTTAGAGGGTGATTGGGTTCTATGTGATGATGGTCAAGTATGTATGGTACTTAAAAGAGGTGGATTAAAAGCTTCTGGTAGAGAAAAGATTTATAACTACTACATCAGAACTGTAATAGGTTCTTATGTTTGTAAGCCTTCTACTAAGATGAAGGGAAAAATGAAGAACAATATCTATACATTTGGTAAAGATAAATCAAAGTATGATATAAATAAAGAAAGAGTTAAGCCTACGTCTAAAGAGTTTTTGTTTGCTAAGTACGTAGCTAAAGGTGATGACATAACAGATGCCTTCTTAACTGCTTACCCTACAGAAAACAGGAGTTATGCAGAAAGAGAAGCTAAAATACTAATGAGTACGAAGAGGGTACAAGGTTTGATTAAAGAAGAAATAGAAAAGGTAATGAATGAGGCTGAGATAACGCCTCTTTACATATTAGAAAAGATGAAAGACATCATTGAGTCTGATGCTTCTAGAGATAGTGATAAGGTCTCATTGCTTAAAGAGCTAGTAGCTATAGCAGGTATGAGAGATACAGAGAAGAAGTCGGAGTCTGTTACTTTATTTCAAGGATTTTCTCCAGAGCAGTTGGATGCAATAGGTGGAAACAATGTAAAACAAATAGCGAAAGCTGAAAGGACGGAAGATAAATGAACCTATATGAAGTATGCATACAGGTATTAGAAGATGCAAGCGAAAACGATAACAAGATAGATGATAGTTTATCCAGAGAATATATAGCTAATGAGATATATGAGCTATTCTATGAGTATCAAGTGTATAGTGAAAAGTTTGATACTGGATACATAGAAGATGTTAAGGATTTTTGGAACTATAAGAATAGATTTAATGAAGACAAATAAACTAGCAGTATACGGAACTCTACGTAATGGAAAGAGAGAGACATGGAAGGTAGATGGATTTAACTTGTACTTTCCCGGTCATAGAAACTATCCTGTTGCAATGCCTAATCAAGATGCTAGTGATTTGGTTGTAGAGGTTGTTGATGTAGATGAGCAAGACATAGATAACTATGATGTATATGAAGGGGTAGACTCTGGATTATATGAAAGAAGACTAGTTGAAGCTTATAAAGGTGATAAGAAGGTAAAAGCTTGGATGTATACTATAGGAACATTGCTACTTCAAAGTACAGGAGTGTTTCAAGAAGTTCCGGGTAAAGACTGGTATTCAGATAAATGTCAGAAGCTAATACATTTAACATAAATAAACACAACGTTTCTGAAAAGGAGCGAGTGTTAGAGTTGGCTAGAAAGGATGTAGTCTCCTTTGGTCAGCTATTCCTACCTGAAGACTATATGAAGTCTACCCCTGCCCCGTATCATTACGAATTAAGTGAACTACTACTACACCCAGATAAGAAAAGAAATTGTATTATATTACCTAGGGGTCATAGTAAATCTACCTTAGCTAAAACAGCATTACTATATCATCTATATTTTAATCCAGAAGGAAAGAAAGAGTTTATAGCTTGGGTAGCAGAAGAACAATCACAGGCTATAGACCACATAAAGTATATGCAGAACCATATAGAGATGAACCCTGCATTAAATTATTACTTTGGAGACTTACGTGGTAGCAAATGGACAGAGAAAGAGTTTACTACTAGTAAGGGAGATAGAGTTATAGCTAAAGGAACATCTCAAAGATTACGTGGTAGGTCTCAATTAGGTCTTAGATATACTAAGATTATACTTGATGACTTTGAGTCTGAGTTAAATACAAAGACTCCAGACAGGAGGAGAGAGATTAAAGAGTGGGTTATGTCTACAGTTGAGCCAGCTCTAGAGAACTCAGCAGGTAATGAGGGTTCTATATGGTTAATTGGTACTATAGTTCATTATGATTCTTTTCTGCAAAGTATATACGATGGCTACACAGAAGCAATCAGAGATAAAAGAAAGTATGCATGGGATGTAATGTATCATAAGGCTATAGACGCTGATGGTAATGTATTATGGAGTTCATATTTCTCTAAACAAAAACTAGATGATATACGTAGAAGGTTTGAAGACGTAGGTTTATCCCATAAGTTCGCACAAGAATATTTAAATGAAGCAAGAGATTTAGAGAACGCTAAGTTTAAAACAGATAGACTGGAGTATTACGACCATGAATTTGAAAGTAAAAACAATTATGCTTACTTGGTTAATAGTAAAGAAGCTATACCTGTTAATATTTATATTGGTGTTGACTTAGCATACGAGTCTACTGCATCAAGTGATTATCAAATGATAATGGTTATAGCTATAGATAGTGATAGGAATATCTATGTTATTGACTATATGCGTGAACATATACCTCTATATGATATGCCTGAAGAAATATTTAAGTATGCTAAAGAATATTCTCCTGTAAAAAGAGTTAATGTTGAACATGTAGGAGCTCAGGGTATAATTAAAGATGCTGTTAATAGAATGACAGGACAAGATAGAAAGGTTGCACCCGGTATAGCTTTAGGAGTTAGACCTCCAACTGGTATTAAGAAAGAAGATAGGCTTGAGTCATTACTTGCTCCTATAGTAAATAGACGTAAGATGTTTATAAAAAGAAAACATACAGCTTTAGTAGATGAGATGTTTCAGTTTCCTAAAGGAAAGAACGATGATGTCTTAGATGGCTTATGGTATGCTGTAAATAAATCCAGACCTCCTCTTAGTAAAAAGTTTGAAGCCTCAGAGTTTAAACAAGATAAGACCAAATCCCATAAGGTTGAAACGGTTAAAAGAACTATCTCTTGGATTACTGGTCAAAAAATTTAAATAAAACTTGCATAAGTTAATAATTTTCCTTAAATTTATAAGATTAAAAAAAAGGTATAGCTATTTCTAGTATAAGAGAGTTAGAGAGTAACGAGGTAAAACACTCCGAAGTTAATAGACAGCTTTGGAGACAATGGAAAGATGCTAGGGCAGATTGGGACGTAGAAGCCCGTGACGCAGTAGACTTCTTTTTAGGTAACCATTATTCACAAGAAGAGTCAGACGCTTTAAGAGCAGTAGGTCAAGGTGACTTTGTTATTGACAGAGTGTATGCCGCTATAGAAAAGCTCAAGTCTTTACTTACATCTCGTTCTCCTAAGTATAGTGCAGTTGGTAGAGAAGATTCAGATAGTAGAATGTCTAATGTCTGGAGAACTTTACTAGAATACGTATGGGACATCTCTGATGGAGATACTCAATTTAAACAAGCTGTACATGATTACGCTACTGCAGGCATGGGGTACTTTTATTCTTATATAGACCCAGAAGCAGACTACGGAAGAGGTGAAGTTAAGATTACTTACATAGACCCTTTTCGTGTTTACGTAGACCCAGCATCTAGAAACAGATACGCTGATGATGCATCGGGTATTATTTTATCTACTATACTTACAGAAGACCAGATACTTAATATGTATCCACAAGTAGAGTCTATTATAGATGACCTAGAGTCTTACTACGATGAAGAAGACTACCCATCTTCTGGTAAGAGAAATAGTTCTAACTCTTTTACTCCAGACTCTACATATGAATCTGAATATAATAGAGTTAATAAGTATAGGATACTAGAAAGATTTACAAAGGTTAAAGTACCATTCTATCGTGTATTTAATAAGCAGGATGGAGCTGAGTCTATATTAGATGTAGATAAGTACGAAAGATTTTTACAGAACGAACAAGCACAACTACTAATGAAGGCTGGTATGATAGAAATAGTAGAAGTAGTGCAAACAAGAATTAAAGTCACAGCAACTGCTGGTGACGTTTTACTATACGAACAAGTATTAAACACAGATATATACCCTATTGTTCCAGTTCCTAATATATGGACTGGTACACCATATCCAAAGTCTGACATATCTAAAGTTAAGGATTCACAAAGACTTTTAAACAAGCTTTTCTCTCTCACCCTCTCGCACGCTCAAGCTTCTGCTGGACTAAAGTTACTAGTCCCGGAAGGGAGCGTAGATGATTTGGGGCAGTTGGAACAGGACTGGGCAAAACCCAACGCAGTAATACCTTATAATCCTGAATTCGGTGCACCGCACTTTCCTGCCCCACAATCATTATCTAATGAGTTCTACAACTTAATAAGTAGAATAGAACATTATATAGATTTAAGTATGGGAATCCCAGAGTTAATGCAGGGATTTAGAGAGGGTGCTCCTGAGACAGTAAGAGGAACTGCAATGCTTGCCGAAATGGGTGAGACTCGTGGTAAATCTAAACTTAGGGATATAGAAGGAAGTTTGACTAGGTTAGGTCGTAATGTTTACAATCTAGCCAAAGGTCATTATACTTACGCAAAGACGTTTAGAATCATACAACCAAATAATGATATTACTGAGTATACAGTTAATATGTATGATGATAAAAGTCAGGAACTTAATGCCATACAAAATGACATCACGATAGGGCATTATGATGTGAGAATCATATCCGGTTCAACTTTGCCATCAAACAGGGTAGCAGAATACAATATGTACCTTGAGGCTTTTAAGATGAATCTGGTAGACGATGTCGAGGTTTTAAAGAAGACTGAAATCTTTGACAAACAAGGTGTCTTACAACGAAAGGGACAAATGTCTCAGTTGCAATCTTATGTACAACAACTAGAAGCTCAAGTTAAGAAACTTAGTGGAGACCTTCAGACCGCAGAGCGTGAAGCAATAAGCTCAAGGAAGAGGACAGAAACTGAGAAGTTCAAGACAAGGCTTAATGAAATTCAAAATGATACTAAGTTTAAAACCAAGGTTCAGGTTGATAATCTAAAAAGAATAGTTGACACAGAAGAAGGAGTTGTAAGAAATTGAAAACAGAAGTAGTGGGGACATTTCCACGGTTCTGCTTTTATAGACATCTGCAAAAGGTGATGCTAATAATAAAAGAAATCGAGGAATAAAATGGAAGACGCTATGAACGGAGACGCTAACACAATAGAAGGTGTGGAAGGTCAAGTTTTAGAACAAGTTGTTGAGCCGGAACAAGTAGGAGGTCAACCTGCAGAGCAAGGATATGAACAACCTATTGATGACGCTAAGAAATTTCAGTCAATGTATGACAGGAAAACAGCAGAGTATGAAAAGCTTAATAATGAAGTCGAGGAACTTCGCAAGTATCAACAGTTAGGTAAAGTTTTAGAACAAAGACCTGACGTTGTTGAAGCTATGAGAAACACTTTAAGTGGAGGCAAACAAGTAGAAGAGCAACCTAAGCAGGAGCAACTAAGTGAAGATGCTTTTGACCCCTGGGAAGCTTACTACAAACCCGGTTCACCTTCGTATGAGATGAGGGTAAGCCAAGAAAAGAATCTTGTGAATAACGCTGTTCAAGAGCAGTTCTCAGGATTACAAAAACAGATGGCTCTTAATAACTTAAAACAAGACCTTGCTACTAAGCATGGTTTTGATGACCCTGCAATGGCTGATGACTTTATACAATTTGCAACAAATCCTAGGGATGAACTTCCTATTGATATGTTAGTTGATGTATATAGAAAGTATAAGGGGGGAGAGCAAAAAGTTTCTCCTAACTTAGAAGCTGTTCAAAGGACTCAGAAGATTGCACCTACGGCTGGAGTCGTACAAGGTGCTAGCCCTGAGCAACCTAATGAATTAGATAATGTATGGTCTGGAGTTATGGGGCAATCTAATAGAAAACAATATTAACTCAAGGAGTCTTAAATGGCAAATTACAATTCAGGAATTGTAAATGTTGGAACTCCGGGTACATCTAATACAGATTATCATTCCCGGAGACTATTCAACTTCTCAGACCGTGTCGCTGACTTAGCTCCAGAGGAATCTCCATTCTTCGTATATCTTTCAAAGGTAGCTAAAGTCCCTACGGATGACCCACAATTCCGATTTTTAGAAGACCGTTCTAAAATAGCAATGACAGACAGAAGTTTTGCTTTAGACGGTGCACATTCAATACCAGTATCTGGTTCTTCAATTACATATACAGTTGAAGAGTCTGCAGGTAGTGAAACATCAGTAGATTGGTTAATGAAGGGAATGGTTTTTGCAGTAGGATATGAAGAAACCAATTCACCTGAAACAATTATAGTTAGAATCGAAAGTTCACCTGTAGATAATGGTAGCGATACTAGCTTTGTTGGTAAAACAATATCAGCTAAAGATGGAGAAGTAGAAACAGGAGCAGACACAACAAGTTGTCAAGTTATTGGTACATCTTTTGGAGAAGGTTCTGGAGCACCAGATGTTTTCTCACAAGAGTTAGAAGATGATTTTGGATTTACACAAATCTTTAAAACAGCTTGTGAAATGTCTAATACAGCTAGAGCAACTAGATACCGTGGTTACGAAGATGAGTTCCAAAGAATTTGGAATCTTAAACTACGTGAGCATAAAGTAGACATCGAAAGAGCTATGCTTTTTGGTCAACGTGCAAGCGTTGGTGGAATACAATACTCAGAAGGTATTGCAGGTCACATTATCAAAAATGGTACAGCTAATACTGGTAATACAGCATTATCTTACTCTTCAGGAGCGCCATACTTTAGAAGCTCAGAAGCTTCTGAGTTAACATATGACAGACTTCTATCTGATTTCGAAGTTGTCTATGACCCAGCTCGTGGTGGTGGAGATTCAAAGTTAGCATTAGCAAGTTTACCTGTTATTACATTCTTTAATAAACTAGGTGCAGATGCTTTCTTAAACACTACAATGCAAGCTGGAACTTCAACTAATGTAAACACAGGAGCTTCAAATCTTCGTTACAACCTTTCTGAAAAGCAAGGTTCATACGGTCATAGAATCTTAAGTGTTGATACAATTCATGGACAAATGAATTTAGTCAAAGAGCCTTTATTTAGAGGGCACGCTTCAGGTTTCTTATGTATGGTTGATTTAGACCACGTAGCTTACAGACCATTAGTTGGTAACGGTGTTAACCGTGATACTCAGATTATGACTAACGTACAATCAGCAGATGAGGATTTACGTAAGGATATGATTATGACTGAAGCTGGTTTAGAAGTTAGTCTTCCAGAGACTCACTACTTAATTAACTTAGAAGGAGTTTAATCATGGCTAGAGCAAGTTACTTAAATGAAAATAGTGGTAGTACTGGCGGACATAAGTTAAAAGTAGAACCAGTAAAAGCAGCTAGAACATTAACTAATAATGATAGTGGCAAGGTATTTATGCTTGATTCTGCTGGAGGAGCTTATTCAATTACGCTTCCAACAGCGGCTAATGGAGAACAAGGAATCTACTACAAGTTTATTGTAGAAGAGGAAACTCCAACTGGTGCAATTACTATTGCAGCGGGTAGTGCTATTATCAGTATGGTTCAAAAAGATGCTGGAGGAGATGAGTCTAATTCAACTGTAGGCACTCAAGTATCTAACTTAGTTATAGGAACAACAGCACAAAAAGGTGACGTTATAGAGCTTATGTTTTTTAATGGCGAGTATGTTGGTACTGTTTTATCTGGTATTAATAACGCTGTAACTACATCATAAACTGAATAAATAAAGTTAACAGTACGGAACTGTGGGGGTTATCGAATAAAGGGTGACCCCCAAAATCCTAAAGGAAAATATGAATTGTGTAAAATGTAAAAGTCCAAACCCAGAACAATGGTTCTACTGTAGAAAGTGTGGAAGCAAAGCTTCTGAACCTGCATACACAACTAATATGTTTATGCAAAGTGAGATTGGTAAGAGAAGTGATATAGAATTTTCGACAATGAGTATGGACGACCATATTGCAAAGTCAGCAAAAAGTAGAAATAAAAATACTAATAAAATTTGGAAAGAAAGAATTAAAAAGGCAAGTCAAGCAGGTGCTGTTTAATGGCTAACTTTGACGTACAGATACAAGATATTATAGGTACATTTAGTGACCAAACAGCTATGGATGATTTTATGACTGCTGGCTGTAAAGAGATTATAAACTCTCTACCTCCTCAGCTATTATTAAAGTGTGCTGACTTAACTACCTTAAACAATGTTACACCTAGTCTTGATACTTTAGATACAAAAGGATTAGTCTTAGATGTTCTTAGATATGATGGAACTATAGACCAACCTTGTAGGTTAGTCCCTGTTTATAAGAGAGGTAGAATACAAGATGCTTCTGATATGGAAGTAGCAAGCTCTACAGACCCAGCGTATTTAATAATAGATAACACATTAGAGATTTATCCATTACCTACATCTAGTCAAGTAGGAAGAGTTCATCACGTTATTTATCCTACTGTAGATGCAAGTGCTGTTTCTACTATAGCTAACTTTCCAGATGAAGCTGAGTACTTAGTAGTCTTATACTCTTCAATTAAAGCTCTTGGTAAAAACATAATTGATTTAAAAAAATCAGATTTAAGTATATCTGCTTCAGCTCCAAACGTACCGAGTTTAGGTACTGTATCTTATTCAGATGCTAGTAATGCTGATGCGAGTGCTAGCTCTGTAAGTTCCATTACGGTTTCTTCGGTTTCTGTTGCTGACATAACTGGCAATCTTCCAACGTATACAAAACCTAGCAGTACTGTTAATTTTGGGAGCGGAAATAATTTTGATACTCTTTTAGGGACAGATGAAGATATTGAATTAGCATCTGTAGAATTACAAAAACAAAACCAACTACTTGATGCTCATAGGACAGATGTGCAAAATGAATTAAATGAGTTTAATAAAGAGAATGCTAAATATCAAGCTAGCGTTCAATCTGTACTTGCAAAGCATAACTCTGATTTACAAGTAGAATTAAGACAGGCTCAACTAGATGCTGCTGATGCTCAACAAGAAGCTTCTCAAGCAACAGACGTAGATAAGTTTAATAAAGCTCAAGACCAAGCTCTTGATTTACAAAATAAATCTAATACTTTACAAGCAACTATTCAAAATAATGATGACTTAATACAAAAATTTTCAACTGAATTAAATAAATATAGTGCCCAAGTAAATAGTGAGGTTCAGGAATACTCTCAAAATTTAAATACCAATCAGCAAAATTATAATATGTACTTACAACAGCAAGTAAAATTACAACAAGACTATGATAAAGGACTAGCACAGCTAGTAAATTAATATGGCAGTACATTCAATAAGTGTAAAAGAATTAATAAGTCGAGTAAGACTTGTATTCCCAGATGCTCCTGAAGCTTATATTATAAATTTAATTAATGATGCTTTAGTGGAAATAGGAATGTTTAAAACAAAAGTTGTTCACGCTAAGATAAGTACAACTGCAAATAAAATGTATTACAATTTAGCAGATGGAGCTCAAGACTCAAGTAATAATAAGTTAGAAGCTAATCACATATTAAGAGTTTACTTAATGGATAATGAGGGTGACTATATACAGATACCTAGGCTACTTGATAAGAATTTATTATTAGCTGATGCAACAAGTGAAGATAACGTAAACGCACCGGATTAATTATGGCAAGCAATATTAAATACCCAGAAAATGATGCAATGTATTTTATAGAAGGAGATGCATTAGCGTTAATAACTAAAGTAGATTCATCTGGTAATGGAAGAACTACAGCGAGAAAACAATTTAAAGCAATATCAGAAGCTGTAACTGATGGTATACTAATACATTACTACGCAGAACCAAATAGTGTAACTGCTATAACAGATAGTCTAGATATAGATAATGCACTTGAGCTTTCTGTAGTAGACTATGTTAAGAAATGTTTATACATGGATAAGGCTGGTAAAACAGCAGACCCTAATGTTATGCAAGCGTCAATGGCTATGGCGACTAAGCATGAAAGAAATTTTAAAGAAGCTATACAGAGGTATGGTGTCCGCAAAAAGGATAAGACTGGTGGCTCAAGAGCCGTCAAAGTACCGAATTTAGTTTAACCAATATAGAGGCTTTTAAAGCGGTGGTGGAGGAATATAGGATAAACAATGTCAGACATAAATAAGTTTACAACAAAAGAAGTTCTTAATAAAGTTCTTCTAGACTCTTCAGGTAATGCAGTTAATGCATTTTCTCACACAACACAAGAAGCCTTAAATGCGGCTCTAGATAATGCTAATAGTAGATTAAACGTAAACCTTGTAGGTGGTACTATAGGGGGAGACGTAACTATTAATGGTGACTTAACTGTTAATGGTGATGGTGCAGGGGCTTACGATGAAATAGTAAATGGAAACCTTCATGTAAAATCAGATAGTGGTAACTCTACTACAGCATTTTTAGTAGAAAAAAATGATGGTGGAGATGTCTTTGTTGTAGATACTACTAATTCACGAGTAGGCATAGGAACTTCTTCTCCAGACGCTTTAGTGCATTTGAAAAGTACATCTTCCGATAGTAAGATTATAATAGAATCAAGTCATGCCAGTTCAAGTGGCTCAGTAGATATTAGGTCAGCTTCAGATAGAGATAGCTCTGTTTTATTTAGGGAAGGTACAACTGTAAAGGCTAGAATTAAAAATGATGCTAGTGCAGATGCTTTAATATTAACAGATGGTTCAGATACTGATACTATGCACATTAAAGGTGGTAACGTAGGTATAGGTGATATTTCTCCGTCAGGTAAACTCCATGTTAAAGAAACTGCTGGTGATGAATTTTTTACATTCGCAAATGGTAATGGTATTGGTTTAGTCAATAATGTTGCTAGTCATGGAATTGGTATATCAGCTAGTCAATCAGGAAGTTATGGGGGGCAAGGTTCTGTTGCATTAATAGTAACAGAAGGTGGTGGAAGTGCAAATACTGGTACAGTTCAACTAGTACATGATGGAACTGTTGGACTGACATATAAAGGTGGTCAAGTTTCTATAGCCACATCTGCTACTTATGGTCAAACTACTATTGGAGGTAGTGGTGAAGTTTTATCCTTAAGGTCATCAAGCGGTGCAAGTGAATTGCATTTTTATGAAGGTGGTACAACTAGAGCAGTAATATCAACTCTTAATGGTTCGGATGGACTCTCTTTAAAGTCAGGCACTACTGAAAGAATGACTATTGACTCTTCAGGTAACGTAACTGTAAATAGTGGCTCTGCAATTCAATTTGGAGATAGTTCATATAAGATTATTGGCTCAACTGCTGGCAACTATTTAAGATTCTACACAGAATCAACTCAAGCATTACAAATTGATGACTCTCAAAAAGCTACATTTGCTGGTAACGTAAAAATAACTAAAGCTGAATCATCTGCTAGTGAATTTATAAGTGCATTAGAAATCAATAGAGATTATGGTAGTGCAACAGGAACAGACTTACTAACTGGGATGATTTTTACAGATGATAATTCTGTACAAGCTGGAATATTTACTAACAGATATAATTCTGCTGCTAATTATAATAGTAGACTTCAGTTTTATGTAAATAACAGTTCGTCGAGTATGACACCACAAACTGCTTTAGGTGACCCAGCACTAACAATCAATGAAAGTAAAAACGCCATATTTGCTGGTGAAATTATTTATTCCTCTACTGCTAACAAACTGAGAACTTCTACAAGTGATGGAAGTGATAATGCATCTATAATAATTGATTCTACTGGAGGTGGAGGTTCATCTACTAGAGGTGCATATATTGCCTTATATGGTAATGAACACGCCAATGATGGAATTATAGATATACAAACTGGAAATGAAACTGCATCCCAAATAAACTTTAGAACTGGTGGTGGAACTGCAAGAATGGTAATTGATGCCAACTCACGAATCTCACTATCAAATAATGATAGTGGCACTGGTAATACTATATTTGGATATAATGCTGGTAATGCGATTACAACAGGACATAACAATGTTGTTATGGGTAACAATGCTCTTTTAAACTCACAAGATATAGGATTTGCAGTAGCTATTGGTAATAGTACAATGGCAAGTGGTACTATGACAGCTGATGCTGATGGTACTGTAGCTGTTGGTCATTCTTCTTTGACAAATTTGACTTCAGGTGCTGGTAATACGGCAGTTGGGTTTGAGTCTCTTAAATTAAATACAACTGGAGATAATAATACTGCAGTTGGTTATCAATCTCTTAATTCTGCAGGAACTTCTCAAAATAATGTAGCAGTTGGATACCTTGCCTTAGAAGAATTAACATTTAACGGCAATTCATACAATACTGCCGTTGGAGTAAATAGTGGACAAGAACTTACAACTGGAATAAAAAATGTATTTCTTGGTGCTTTTAGCGGTGCAACCACTACCGATGTAGATAACTCTGTTATGATAGGTTATAATGCTGGAGGAGCAGTTATGACATCAGACGCAGATGGTACTGTGGCTATAGGTGCTTTTTCCTTAGACGCTTTGACTTCAGGTGGTAAAAATGTTGCTTTAGGATACTTAACTGGTTCACAGATTACAACTGGAGATTCTAATATTGCTATTGGTCACCAAGCTATGGATGAAATTAGTACGGGTGATAGAAATATAGCTATTGGTCATAATGCAATAGGTAATGCTCAAGGTGGTGCTAATTCTGGCGGTTCAAAAGATAATATTGCGATAGGCTTTCAATCCCAAGGTGGAGGATGGTCAGATGTTGAATGTCTTAAAAATACTTCTATAGGAAGTTATTCTCTTGATGGGGCTTTAAATGGAGCATTACAAAATACGGCAATAGGTTATGCTAGTTTAGGTGCAGTTACTCAAGGTGATAATAACGTAGCAGTTGGTATGGAAGCTGGTGACAATATTACGACAGGAACTAAAAATGTAACTATAGGACAACAAGCAAGAACAAGTGCAGTTGGAGGAAATAACCAAATAGTAATTGGTGCTACTACAACTGGTGTAGCAGATAATTCAGTAACTCTTGGAAATGCAGATGTAACTGCAGTTTATATGGCTCAAGATAGTGGAGCATCTATTTTTTGTGGTGATATATTTTCAGGTAGAGCTTCTTCTGGCTCAACTGGAAATGGTCATTCTATTAGGTCTGCTGATTCAGCTATTTTTAGTAGAGATGCTGGTGGTGAAACAGTTCAAGTTTGTAGAAATGCAGACAACGGACAATTTATTCAGTTTAGAGCAGATGGAAGTATAGTAGGAGATATTAAAAATACTGGTGGAACTGTGTCCCTTACTGGTTTCTCAGGTTGTCATGAAAGTAGTAGTTCTGATACTTTGGAAGTAGGAATGGTGGTAAGTACAATAGACGCAGAGCATAGTGAGAACCATGCTAAAGTAGAAATTTCTAATTCAGCTGGAGATAAAAGAGTCTATGGAGTTGTGTCTGATTTAGAAGGATTAGATGGTAGCAATGTAACTATTGCCTCCGTTGGTATATCGTCAATTAAAGTTACTGGTTCTTGTGTGGGTGGAGATTTACTAGAAAGTAATGGAGATGGAACTGCTAAAGTACAGAGTGATGATATTATTAGAAGTAAAACAATCGGAAAAGTAACAATGGGTAACTCAACTGAAGAAGTTAAGCTGGTTAGTTGTGTGCTTTATTGTGGATAATAATTAACAAACAAGGAGTCAATAATGGCAAAAAAAGAAAAGAAGCCAGTCTTGAACCTAGATGATAAAGAGTATATCATTGAGGATATGACTGATGAGCAAAAGATGATGGTAAATCATATTAACGATATTCAAAACAAACAGAATAGCAATCAGTTTATCGCTGACCAGTTATCTGTAGGTAAAGAAGCGTTTATCAATATGCTTAGAGAATCATTAGCTAAACCTGAAGAGGTAGAAGTAGCTTAATGTTGATTCGAAGGTGTGCTCAGGGTCATGATATTAAGGTATACAGGAATACTACTCCCGGTGCTACTCGTACAAAGAGTTACCCAGATGGTACAACTGAGACCCTGACATACCCTTCATCATATAAATACTTCTTAACTATAGATGGAGAAGTAGAAAGACGAAGTAATAGTTGGAAAACAATAGAAGAATTATATGTTAGTAAGTGCGAAGATAAACATACTACTAGTAATGGTAGAGTAATTGTTGGTAAGCATAAACTAGTAAACCATGTAATAACAGAAGTAGGAAGCTAAAATGTCTTTATATAAGTATACAGAGAAAGAAGCGGCTAATCTATTAATAGGTCAAAATGGCTTTGATGTAATAGCTGAACACGATACTAATGTTGTAAACCCAGATACTGGTTCTTGGATTGCAATACAAGCTTTGGGTAAAGACTCTAGTGGTACTACTGAGTTTTTAAAAATAAAAGTCACATCTAATATTGGAGACAATATAGATGCCTTTGTTAATTTAATACCCGGTGAAATACTATATGGTAACTTTAATGGCATAGTAAATCACACAGACTCAACAGCAGTATGCATAGCTTACAGAGGATAAGAAGAACCGAAAGGTTAAAGAATAGATTCAGAAATGCAAACAAGAAAACTGGAGCATGGTCATGGATAAAAGAAAAAATAAAAAAGATTTTAAAATTAAAAAACTAAAAACAGGAGACTTTGAAGTTGTTTATGATACGAGTTATAATATTAATGTTTACTACACTTATGTTTAGTAGTTGTTCAAACGGTTGGACAATTATGGGAATTGATACAGATATAGAAAATCCAATGTATACATTTGTTGAGGTGGTAGACCAAGATTCTACATCACATTTTTATTCAGACAACGTAAGATTTGATAGAGATATGTGGTGTTTTACGCATAACAGTTGGGAAATAGTTAAGAGGAAATGAGTGATGATGTCAAAACAGCTAGGAGTTATAGAGGTAGTGTTGTGGACGACAATGCTGTTGTCAGTATTAACCTCAAGTGGTTTGGACAAATTCTTATTCTGGTTGGCACTCTCGTGTATGGTTACTATAGGATTGAGACTAGATTGGGAACACTTGAAAATAGTCTTGCTGATGCAGATGAACGCATTGGGAATTTACTTGATAAACATATCGTGGAAGAAAGGATTGAACGAGAAGAGTTGGCAGAAAAAGTAAAGTTTTACGAAAAAGAAATAAACATCAATCCTTTGGGTTGGGGTAAAAAGCGGAGGAAGTAATGGACATGATGGCAATATATGGCGAAGCAGGAATGATAGGTATATGTGGAGCATTGCTTGTTTATTTAGTTATGTCATTGTCAAAGAAGTCAGAGTCTCAACAAGAGTCTTTGAAAGAATTAGAGGTAGAGAATAAAGGTCAGTCTGAAAGTATTAACAATATGGAAGGAATGATAATCAAATTAATTAGCAGATGGAATGAGTCAGACGCTGTAAGAGATAGAAGATATGAACAGATGATGGAGGCAGTATCAGATTTAGAAAAACAATTATCACGAATGGATGGTATTATGTCACGAATGAACGGAAATGGGAGACATTAATGGATAGCATAAAAGTTTCTTTAGGTAGCGTAGGTAGTGGAGCATTACTATTCATGGACTTACTTCCATACGTATTAGGTATTATAATTGGAATAATGAATATAATATATTTATATTATAAAATTAAAAAAACAAAGGAATCGTAATGGATATTAAAACAATGTTAGTTAAGTTGGCTGAAGAGCAAGCTGAAATAGTACAAGAGCAAGCAATAGGTCACATAGCATCAGATGATTTTTCTGATAAGATGGCTGAGATGTTAAACGATAAAATCAATATACCTTTTGTCAAAGAAGAAAAAGAAGGTAAGATGTTTAAAGAATTAGTAGAAGTTATCCAAGACCTAGTTATTGGATTGATGAAGGGTAAATAGTATGCCTGCCAAGAAAGACCCTAGATTGAAAAGAGCTGGAGTATCTGGATTTAATAAGCCTAAGCGTACTCCGGGACATCCTAAGAAAAGTCATATTGTTGTAGCTAAGGAAGGGTCTAAGATTAAAACAATTAGGTTTGGTCAGAAGGGAGCTAGTACAGCAGGTAAACCAAAAGCTGGTGAATCCAGAAGAATGAAAATGAAAAGAAAATCGTTCAAAGCAAGGCATGGTAAGAATATAGCTAAGGGTAAAATGTCTGCTGCTTATTGGGCGGATAAGGTAAAGTGGTAATATGAATAAAAAAGTTAAAGCTCCTAAAGGTTATCATTGGATGAAGTCAGGTAAGGGTCTTAAGTTAATGAAGCATAGTGGTGCATTTAAACCCCATAAAGGTGCTAGTCTTACTGCTGGGTTTAAAGTACAAATGAAACACTCTAAGCCTAAAAAGAAATAATGGCGTCAGCTACAAAAACAAAACCAGCTTTATGGAAACGAATAGTTTCTTCTGTTAAGGCAGGAACTAAAGGTGGAAGAAAAGGTCAATGGTCTGCACGTAAAGCTCAACTAGCTACTGCAAGATATAAGAAAGCAGGTGGTGGATATAAAGGAGCTAAGTCATCTAGTAATAGTTTGACTAAGTGGGGTAAGCAAAAATGGGACTACGTAAGTAAAGGTGATAAGAAAAAACCTAAGAAGAAACGTGGTCGTTACCTACCTGAGTCAGTTAGGAAAAGCCTTAGCCCTTCTCAAAAAGCAAGCACTAATAGAGCTAAGAAAAGAGCTACTGCAAAGGGAAAGCAAAAAGCTAAATATAGTAAATCAGTTGCAAAAAAAGTAAGGAGAGCATAATGCCACAGGGTAAAGGTACATACGGTTCAAAGAAGGGAAGACCTTCAAAAAAGAAAAAAGGTAAAGCGTTAAGCAAGAAACAAAAGGCTCTACCTAAGAAGCTTCAAGCTTTAATAATGAAGAAGAAGAAGAAGAAATAATGCCTAGATTTGGGAAGACAAGTAAGAAAAGATTAAAAGGTGTAGACGATAGGTTAGTTAAAGTTCTTAATGAGCTTATTAAAATTATGGATGTTACTATAATAGAAGGTTTACGCACAAGTGAAAGGCAAGAAGAGTTATTAAAAAAAGGAGCTACTAAAGTAAAGTACTCTAAGCACATGGAAGGTAAAGCTGTAGACCTATCTCCTTATCCTATAGATTGGAAGAATAGAGACGGGTTTCACTATATGGGCGGAATGATTAGAGGGATAGCTAAACAACTTGATATTAAGGTTCGTTGGGGTGGAGACTGGGACTCTGACGGAGATGTTAAAGATAATGGATTCGATGACTTGGTACATGTGGAGATACTTGATTAATGCCTAAACAACTATATACTATAAATAAATTTGACGCTGGAATAAATACAGTTAAGGATGCAAGAGATTTATCTGAACCAGAGTCAAGTGCTATAACTAATATGGCAGTTGATGCACAGGGAAAAATAAAATCTGCAGGTAGTCTAGTGCAACAGAAAGCTAACCCATCTGATGTAAGCGGTAGCATTCTTTCAAAGTATATATCTAAACGTACTGCAAGGCTAGAAATAGGAACAAGTGCCCCCGGTACAATTACAGGAAGGCTTAACCTTGGGGGAGGGTATAACTTCTTTTACTTTGAGTCAGACCATAGTATATTTGATGATATTGATAGCAATGTAAGAACCGTAGGAAGTGCTGATGGAAATATAAGTTTTGGCAATCCTCAGAATACAGCAGTAGATGGAGTAGGAACTTCAAGCTCTGCTGATATTCCCGGTGCAGGGTCTACGGAGTAAGATATGGCTTTAGCAGTACTTCCATCAAAATCGTTTATTAAGATAACCGTTTCTGGAACAGCAGATTACTGGACTTCTAATCAAGGTTTTTTAGTAGGAGATATAATAACTGTTAGTGGTAGTAAATTTAACGATGGAGTCTTTATTGTTTCTGGTTTTATCCAACAAGGTGGCTCTCATTATATGATGGTTATTGGGAAACCTATTGTAGACGAAACAGCCTTTACAGTTAATACAGATGTAAATCATAGTAATACACAGACTACAATAAATATTGTAGACAGTCCTGATGTTAGAGTAGGTCAAACTATTACAGGTAATGGAATTCCTGCAGGAACTGTAGTTAATTCAGTTACTGGAACTGAAGGAGTTAATGTAAGTGCGGTTGTTATTTCTCAAGCAGTTACAGGTTTAGGCTTAGGAGAAGGAACATCTCCCAAACCTATGACCTTTACAACTTCTCCAGACGGAGCATCAACTTCAGTTAGAATAAAAGCTAAGAGGTCTACAGGAGATAGGTTGTGTGCTCTTGGCGATGCGGCTAATAATAATATAGACGTATGGTCTTTTAATAAAGCAAGTACTTCATCTAATACTGATGATGGGTGGGGAAGCGAAGAGATAAATACAGGTATAATTTCATCAGCTAGTGAGCACGTTTCTACATCTCAGTTTATATTTACATTTTCTGATGAAGTACTAAGAGTTTCTGATATAAATGTAGAAAACAATTCAATACTTAAATGGTATGGATATATACAAATGAATCAGTTCTTAACTGCAAACGATTCAGTCTCTTTAGCTTTTAATGGATGGTATGAACATCCTGCTTATTTAGAAAGACCAGCTTCTATTACAATGGCAAGTTCAAACCAAAATGCAGTAGACACAGATTCCCATTATAGTGTTTTAAACGATGTAGTAGACAATCTAGCTGGAACAAACGTTTTAACTTCAGAGGTAGTAACTGCAATAACTGAAGATTCTATTACTTTTGATACTGGTGGTTCTAATCCTAGAGTAGCTAATCATTTTTTTGAAATGGGTCAAGTATACTCAGTTCTTTCTCGTTCTTCTGAAAAACCAGAATGTTTTATGGTAAGAAAAACAGCAGAAGGTAAAAGTAGTTCAACACCTGTAAAAGTATATCGTGGATACGGAGGAACTCCAGATGTTGAGATAGCTGATAATAGTGGTGATATATATAAAAGAGGATTAGGATGGAATATAGGAGTCATTGAGGGAGCAGGAGATGGTACTTGGAGTGCAAAAGAATATGAGTTTTTTCAAACATTTATATACGATGAGAATCAAGAAAGTCGTCCTAGGGTATACGGAGGAACTTTAACAACTACTAACGAAAACAAAGCTTTGAAGTGTACAGTATATGCTGATAGATTTTACAATGGTAGAATTACTGGAGGTAGAATTTACATAAGAGAAAGAGGTAGTGATAACGATTTAATTTTATTTGCAGATATAGATATAAGACTTGGTGTAAGAATGACTCTTGACGGAAGGTATAAACCTTGGGTAAAAAGAGTTGATAGTGATGCTAACCATACTGAAAATTCTGGATACTACTCAGCCACTAGTTCTTCAGAAGGGTTAAAATCTACTAACCCTAACTTTGACACCTATAAAACTCTTAATGGATATTCTGAAGAAGTAAAATTTAACTCAATAGGTAAAGAAAAAGAATTATACAAGGCTTCTGTTATAGCAAATAGAAGGCACTTTATAGCCAATGTTAGAATTAAAAAAGGTAGTACTAAAAAAACTCACGGTGATAGAATAATGTTTAGTGAGTTAGGAAAGTTTGATACTTTTACTGAAGACAATTTTATAGATGTTTCTAGAGGTGACTATGGAGAGTACGTAGCCTTAGAATCTTTTGCAGATAAACTTTTAGCCTTTAAACATAACACCACTCATATATTAAATATATCTAGTCCAACTCCTTCAGGTTGGTTTTTAGAAGAAAGCATAAAAAACTCTGGGGTTTCTTTTCATTATAGTATTGTAAAAACTGAATTTGGAGTTGTATGGGCAAATGAAAAAGGATGTTTTATTTATAATGGAGCTGATACGGTAGACTTAACTAAAAACAAATTAGGTATATTCGAGTCTACTAATTCTAATATACCAGTCTGGTCTGACTTTGCAAATGGAAATTTACATTTTAAAAGCATTATGTGTGGCTATGATGATATAAGTAATCAGTTAATTGTAATGAGGTCTCCTTCAGATTTAAGTACAAATAGTAATCAATGTTTTATATATGATTTTGATACTAGTGCTTGGACATATAATACAAATTTATTTACAGATAGCCATTACTATACTAACTTTGCTAAAGATTGGAACAACAGTTTAATTATAGGACATGAAGAGTCAGCTACGGTAGTTGAGTTTTTAAAGTACAGAGCAAACATTAGTACTCAAAGTAATCAATCTATAATAACTAGAGATATAGATTTTGGGAATGCAGGATTAGTTAAAAAAATATACAAGGTTATAATAACTTACAAGTCAAGTGTAGACCAACTAACTCCTTTAGAGTTTGCGATAAATGGTACTGGTAGCTTCTCTGATTTTTCTACAGGTTCAAATGTAACACCTGCAGGTAATGACTCTGGAGATTTAGATGCTGTGTCTACTTGGGATGTAGGAGTTTTTAAGGCAGACAGTATAGTTAGTTGTCAAAGCATACAGTTTAAAATTGTTTTACCTGACTCTGGTACTTTTGAAATTAATGATATAACTATTCAATATAGAACTTTAAAAAGCAAGGAAGTTTCTTAATGAGAAATCATTCTAAGTTCTTAACAAATAAAAAACAAGATGCTTTATATTCTAACGAAGAAATGCATTTAGGTAATATGATTGAAGGTCAAGTATCTATATCAAACAATAAAAGCTCTAGCCCTAGTTTAAATCTTAAAAAAAATAATTTACTATATAAAGTTTACTTAACTCCAGATGGAAACAGATTTGTAGATAGAAAACTAACTACTAATATCTTAGAGTATACAAATACATTCATAGACTATAGAATATATAAACATAATTTTTCTGATAACATAGGGACTACAGAACATTTTATACCTTGGCAGGGAACAGGAGAACAAACAGGAATGAATGATGCTACATCAACTCTTCTTGTTCCATTTAAAATGACTTGTCATAAGATATTATTTAGACCAGAATCATTTGATACACCTACTGCCAACTTTACTTTTAAAATTAAAAGACAAGATAGTGGTGATGCAACCGTAGATGAAGTTGCTAGCTTTACATATACAGACACATTTGCAGATAATACTACAATAGAAGTAAAGCAATCTGATTTTAACAATACACCCGTTGTAGACGCAGGAGCTAAGGCATCAATAAGTATACAAGCAAGTGCAAACCCTCACAGTTCATCAAAAGATTATTATATAACCTCTGTATGGAGAACTGAAATAACAATATAAAGGACAATCATGTACGATAAAAATAAAACAATTAAAGGATATATGGGTGGAGGTTACATGAAGCCTATGGGTTATCAAACAGGTGGCTATATACCCGGACTATCTAGAGCTAGATACTTAACAAGTTTAGATAGAGATAAGAGAATAGCTCAAGAAGAATTTGAAGCAAACGCAGAGAAAGTAGCTAAAGAACAAAAGTATAGAGGTTTACTAGGAAAGTTAGGTAGCTTTGCAGGTACAGCTTTAGGAGCGGCACTAGCCGCACCTACTGGTGGAGTTTCTGTACTTGCTGGAAAAGCACTTGGTTCTGCTATAGGTAAAGGAGCTGGTGAATTAGTAGGTGGTTCATTTGTAGATACTGAAAACCTTAAGAAATCTTCTACTGGTTTATATAAAGATGACTTTGAATACCTAGAAAGGCAAGGCAGGAAAGCTCAAGACTTAGGTGAATTAGCTGAACGCTCTATTGGAGAGGGTGCGGCTACTTATGCTGGTGGAAAGTTTAATGAATTTATTGATACTCGTCTTGCAGAAGCAAAAATAGATAGAAAAGTTTTTGACCCATCTACTGATGGAGCTATAATTCCAGAGCAATCAGATTTTTTAATTGACAGTAATTCTTCAGCCACAGATAAAGATTTTGCAGAACTAAGGGCTCGTGAAAATGTCTCAAGAGATAAGCTTTATAAAACTCTTGAGTCTAACCCTATGATGTCTTACGAAGAAAGCCTTAAAGGTTCAGATAGACTAGGCAGGTTAAACACTACAATAGCAGATATTAATGAAGCAGAAGCATTAAGAAATCAAGCTAGCTCTAGAAGTCTTAATAGCTTTATAAAAGAATTTGGAGATATTCCAAGTGCACAAAAATATAGAGACAGAGCTTCAAACTTTGCAGATATAATACAAAGACTTGAGTCTGAGCTTGAACCTGCTACGGGAGAACAAAGACCTTTAGCTTCTTTACAAAATTTGTTACAGCAATATCCAGAGCAATCTTCTCTGTCCGGAGACTCTAGTAATTTAGATTTTATACAAGCTACTCAAAGAAGATTAAGAGGTTATGAAGATGGTGGTCAAATAGAGGAATATGGACATGGTGGATTAATAGATATGAACCCATTTAGTAGGAGGATTCTGTAATGCCAGATACAGTACCAGCAATGTTAGAACCCGGTGAATTTGTTATACGTAAAGATGCCGCAGAAAAAATAGGAATGGACAAGTTAAATATGTTAAACAATGCAGATAGATTAGAAAGTGGTCACTCAGCTATTGACGAACTAATAGCACTTAGTACGCTTAGTGGCTCACAAAAAATGATGAGTGGTGGCAATGTAAAAAAGATGCCTCAGTCTGGTTACATGCAAGATGGTGGTAGTGTAGATGACCCGTTAGAGATAGATGCTAGACAGAGAATGGGTACTCAACAAGCCATGGGTAACATAGGCATGATGGATAATACGAGCGATAAAGGCATATTAAGCGGCTTATCTAAGATGCAAAGAGACATTGAACTATTAAAAATGATGGAAAGCAGGTATCCTAACCCTAAAAGTATGCGAGAATACAGAAGTATGAAGGAGGATTCTGGCGATATAATGAATATGGATGAGATGATAGAAGCTCTAAGTAGAGCGGCTGGTGCTACTCAAAATAAATTTAAGATACCTGAGTATAATAATGGTGGTTCAACTTACACCTATGGCTCAGGTCAAACAAGTATGCCTAGTATTGCAGATGTTTATGAAGCGGCTGGGTATATGCCTAATGAACAACAGTTGGAAAAATTTCAAAGTCAATTCTTATATGACCCTAGTAGAGAAGAGTCAACAGTAGCAGGTTATATGTCAAATGTTGCAGATATAAGTTCTCAAGCACAATCTGCATTAGGAAAGGCTATGTCTTCTTCTCAAGGTGCTGGTGCTGGATTTACTGGTTTTGGAGAAAGAGAAAGATTAATGTCTGAAGCTGGAAGTAGTATTCAAGAGCGAGGAACAAGAAGTCTTGAGTCTGCTCAAAGAGGTTTATTTGAAGATATTAGAGACCAAAGAGAAAAGTACTTGCAAGATGCTGGACTAGCGTTAGCTGAACTTGAAGGTGCTGGAGACCGAGAATACGTAGCTCCAACTGGAGCTGGTAGTATGCATAGTCCACCGGGATGGACTGGAGGACAAGGTCAGGAGGGTCAAAGATTTGAAGGCTCTAATGGAATAATGTATGTTTATGTTAACGGTGGATGGAGGCAAGCTTAATATGGCAAGAGTATTATCAAGAAGTAATAGACCTATAATAATTCAAGAAGCTCAAAGTGGTCTTGATACATTCCTTACAGAGATAGCTAAGTATGCTAGTCCTGAGTACCAACAACAAAGAAGAGCAAATGAACTTGCGGAGGCTCAACAAAAAAAGAACAATGAACGTGCAGATGCTAGGCTTGAATTAGATAGGCAGGAAATTAATACTGCTAGACAAAGGTATGCTAATCAACAAGAAGAAAGAGCTAGGGCAATAACACTAGAGCAAACAAGATATGATGAAGGAAAAAGAATAGAAAATAAAGAAAGAAAATATGTAGCAACGGAAAGACTTAAAAAGGAAATTACAAGTGAGTTAAATAGTGTTCCTATTTCTAGTTTTCAGGGAGATGGATATAGCGATACTTGGAACTCTGTTTCTAAAAGTATGTTGCCAAATGAAAGTGAAGATGAGTTTGGATTAATAAACATAGGTTCTGATTTTGCTAAAAATATTTACAATAAAAAGAAAATAGTATCTGACAACGCTTACGCTCAAGCAAAAAAATATAAACCTCTTTTTCCTGAACTTACTTTAAATCAGTTAGCTAAGTCTATGGTTAGCGGTGATTCAATAGATTTAATAAGTGATAAAATAGATAAACAGGGAAAACTTAATGACGTTCAAAAAAATAAGTTAAAAGGTTTTAATAGTAGTATAAAAGAAACTCTTGCAATAATTTCAAAGGCTCAAGAAAATTTAAATGAACTAGACCCAGAAGACGACAAGGCTCTTTACAATTCTGTTTCATCAAGTATTAATACTTATAGGAACGATATTAACGCACTAAATAAACAAATAGAATCTATATACTCTAGTGTACAAAAAGGATTTACAGTAAATCCCGGTGATAATCAAGATTTTTCTGGAGCTAATTTAAACCTTGATGATGAAGATTCATCTACTGTTCCTATGTATTTAATGGATAACGAATCTTTTGCACAGCTAGAAGATGAAGAAAGTATTTTTGAAAGTGAAGAGCAGGAAAAACAAAGGTTGAATAGTGATATAACTAATTTATTAGCTATTGGAAATGAAAGTCAAAATAATGACATTGTCTATTCAGATAGATTAGATGAAAGTGCTCCTCCTGCAACAGAAAAAGAAGGATTAGACTTAGTTGAGAGTAGGGAAGACGGTGAGAAACTTGGTGTTCCTAAAAATATATTAGACAATTTATTTCCTCCTTCTACAAAAGCACAGACAACTCCTCAAATATCTAAAGAGCAAGAAGGTATTTTAGATTTATTTGACGAAGGATTAAAAAAAGCAAAGAGACCTAATGTCACCCCTCCTTCTTCTGAGTCTGATATTGAAGAAGATGTAATTGTAAAACCTTTTGATACTTCTTTAGAAGATTTTTCAAATCTAAGAAAAGCAAATCCACCTACATTAAGTGATTTAAAATCTTTAGATGTTAAAGACCGCCAAGGAAATGATTTAAATTTAGATTCAGCAGGACAATTAAACAAACAACTATCTGGTTTATATAAATCTATAACTGGTAAACAAATTAACAAAGTAGAAACTCAAAAAGCAAATAAAGCTAAAGACTTTATGAAAATATTAGCTACAGGGTCTCAACTTAAAGGAACAGACACTAAAACTAAAAACATTAGAGCTCTTGTTAAAAACTTTTTAAAAAGAAAAGGAACTAATATGGATAAGTTTTCTAAATTTTTAAACAGAAGATACGGAATATAAATATATGTCTCAGTTTAATACTAGAGAAGAAGTTGTAGGTGCATTTAGAACAAAGAATCCACAGTTTGCAAACATAGATGACAATAAAGTTTATAATTATGTTGTAAGTAATAAACCTGAGTACGCTATTGAAAGCCGTGAAGAGCAATATCAACTTAAACCTATTCCCTCCTTAGACGAATTAAGAAGACAAGAAGGAAACCCAACTGAAAATAGTATATTAGATTCTAATCCAATACTTAACACACTTAAAGATGGATATAACAGGTCTCTTACTGGAATGACCCAAGCTCTTAAGAATAATAAGCAACAGGTGTTTGACTTAAAAGACTATGACCCTAATATAGTTCAAGATATAGGGGCAGGATTAGTATCTTTTTTTATGCCTTTAGATTTTGCGACTACTATAGGTGGCGGTGGATTAGGTGGGTTGGCAGCTAAGTCAGCAGCTAAAGCTACTGTAAGAAAATATGTATTTAAAAAACTTGTAAACAATGGAGTAAAAAAAGCAACTGCTATTAAAAGTGCGAACTTAGCAGTAGCTAGAGCTCAAGCTGTAGGTACAGGAGCAAATACATTAGGCTTATATCAAGGTGCTAACTCTGCATTATCTCAACAGTTGCAAAATGGAGATATACAATTCAACAAAGTAGTTAAAGATTACGCTTCAGGTAGTGCATTAGGTGCTATAACTGGAGGTACTAACTTAGTATTAAGTGAGAAGGGAGTTGGTGCATTAACTAGAGTAGGTGCAGATATAGGTATATTTACAGCTACAGCACCATTAGCCAGAGGAGAAATATCAGTACCAACACCTCAAGATTTTATTAGTTCAGCTGGTATGGTACTAGGATTAAAAGGTGTAAGTAAAACATTTTCAGCAGGAAAGGATAAAATTTCTCCATACTTAGAAGATTATGTTAAGAATAAAAGATTAGGTTCTATGACAGTAACAGATTTTTTATCAGCTCCAAAAGAAAAAAGAGAAAGACTTATTGATGACCAGTTGACAAGTTTAAGCAACAGAAGAGATGTAGAAAATATATACTATAGAAAAAAAGGTGCTCCAGTTAAAATAACTGGAAGAGATGGTGATAAAATTTTTACTGAATCTTTAGACGGCAACTCTAAGTTTAAATTATATAATAAAAAATATTTTGATGCTAATTTTAAGACAGAATCCTTTAGTAAAAACCCAGAAGTTGCTAGGTTAAAAGCAGAAAGAGATATAAGAACATTAGAAAAAAAACTTGGTATAAAACAAAAAGATAAAGCAACTAATAGATATGTGAACTCTGGTCTTGTAAAAAAAGAAACTCTAGATAAGGTTATGAAAAACACCAGCTTAGGTAAAAAACCGGAGCTTAAAAAGTTTAATTCAAAAGCTATATTTACTTACAAAGATAGGCTAATGAAAGATTACGATTTAAAACTTACTCTTAAAAAATTAGAAAAGCAAAAAATAATATTAAGTAAGGAATCAAATAGTTTTTTCTTTGATACTTTACTACCTAAAAAAGTAAGTAAATTTCTTGACCCATTTAGAGCTACAATAAATCAAGGTTCAAATGCGTTAGCTAGAAGAATACATAATGGAGATATGTATAGATGGGCAAAGGACAGCAGAGAAAGACAAGGTAGCGGATTATCAGCTATGAAAGAAATTGGCTTACTAGATAAGCCTACAAATAAAGATATACAGTCTCTTGCTAGAGCACTTGGTAAACCTTTCAAAGAAGTATCTGCTAACTACAATGAGAATCTTACTAAGGCTATGAGAGATGGAAAAACTGAAGTCCAACAAGTATTAAATGTGAGAAAAATATATGATAAGTTTCACAATGATGCTAGGATAGTAGGTGTTCCTGTTTCTGGTAAGATACCTAACTATGTTCCTAATATATCTAAAGAAGGTGTATCTGCAAAAATAATTAGAGATTTAGATAAAATTTCCAAAGAAGTGTATAAGACAGATAGAGATGCTAAAGAAAAATACGCAAATGCAACAGAGTTTTTTGACTACTTGGTAACTGCAATGATTGAACCAGATAAAATGGCTAGGCTTAATCCGGGAACAGCAAATATAATAGATACGGTTGTAAAAAACTCTCAAAATTTAATGAGTAAAGAAACTAGAAATGCTATAAGTTATGTTAGGGGTGAAAATAAACAAAGTAAGTTATCTTATTTTAAAGCATTAAGTGATGTAGGTAATGAACTGTACAGAGTTAAGCATGGAAAAAGTAGTCACTTAGAGACAAGAAGAAAAAGAATACTTCCAGATAGTTATTATGAAAATGACATAGTAAAACTTACGGCTAGATATATTAGTGATGCTTCAAAAAGAACATCAGAAGTTAAGATATTTGGAAAAGGAACTGAGTATATAGACAAGTTACTAAGAAATAAAGAGATAAGTCAAATAGATAAGGACATAATAGCAGAGCTACAAGCTCACGTATCTGGTTCTATAAAATATCAAAGTCAATATTCTAAAGGTGTGATAGGGAATATTGTAAGTCAACAAAATATTGATAGGATTTTATTTTGGAATACAGCTACAAAAATTGGACTAGGTACAGCTACAGCTTTAAATTTAACTCAGCTCTTAACTTCAGCAGGTATGGAAGCAGGTTATGGTAGAATGCTTAAAGGTAGCTATAAGTATGTAACTGATAAAAATTTTAGAAAGTTAGTTGATTCATCTGGAGCAGACCTATATAAAATATCTCACGAACTAATGGGCTTTTCAAATTCTGAGACTTGGCTTAGGTCATTTGCTGATGTAACAACAAAGTTTTCTGGTTTTAACAGTATAAACTCTGTTAATAATGTTATAGCTGCATCTACAGCTAGCGTTTTTGTAGATGACTTAATAAATATAGTTCAAAAAGGTGGCACTTTAAGGTTAGGAAACTTATCTAGAAAACAACAAGTTGCTTGGGCAAAAAATAAATTAAGTGTTTTGGGTGTAGATATAAAAGATGTCCAGAAAAAAGGTAGGTTAAGTAACAAAAAAAGATTAGAAGTAATGGGTTCTTTTGCTGGTAGAACACAGTTACAAAGAGATTTACTTCAAGACCCTTTGTTTTTAAATAGACCATCCCTAAGATTATTTACTCAGTTTAAAACATTTGGAGTTAGAAACGCTAACTATATGTCTAAGTCAATAGAGAATGATTTGTATAACTATAACTTCATGCCTTTATTAAGATTAGCTGCAACAGGAATAGCCGGTGCAGGAATAGCTTTAAAGGCAAAAGAAAAGATGAAAAACTTTTTTTCAGGAGAAGAGTCTTATGAACCTGAAAAATTTATCAACACAGATGGTAAAGAAATTATACAGGCTATCTCTTCTGTTGGTGCATTTGGTTGGTTTTCTTCTGTACTGTCTCCATTAATAGAAGATGGCAAAGGGTTTGGACTTGTAGGTTCGGTTAAATTTTTAACTCTTCCAGCTTTCTGGTCTGACATTGAAAACGCATTTAAAATAATGGACTCTTTAGAAAATGACTTTGTAAATTATAAAGGAGAGGCTATAGCTAGAATACCAAATAAACTTCTCAAGTTAACCAATACTCCTATAGCTAGAGATATAGCTAAAGCAGTAGAGACTAAAGGATTAAAAGAGGGAAGGGTTAAATCTCAAAGGTCAAGAAGATTAGGTGATTTAAGAAATGCACTTATGGAAGATAGAGGTGCTGAAGCTCAAGCAAAAGCAAGACAAGAAGTTCGTGATTGGAATAGATATATATCGAGTTTACCTGCTTATTATAGAAAGTATAGACTAGCTCCAACAGATATTAGTATAGAAGAAGTTATAAAAGCTATAAAAAGAAAGAGAGAAAAGGAAGTTTAGTGGCTAGTATAAAAGATTACCTCAACACATCAGCTCCTTCTTCTACAGGAGTCCATAGTAATATAGACAATTTAATACTAGAGGCAGAGCTAGATAAGTTTGATAAGACTGGTGTTATGTACGCAGATAAAAGACCAAGTTATGTAGGTGGTGTAGACCCTGTTGTAGAAAACATAGCTATGTCCCCTATACTTACATTGAAAAGCTTAGGTGATGTAGGTAGAAAGATATTGAGTAAGACTGGTTTACGTAACCCTGTATCCCATCATACATTTAGTGCAAATGCTTTAAATATATTAAAATCTGGGAAGATTAAAGGGAAGGAAGTATCAGTTACTAGAGACCCTATGTTTACATCAAGACCCCATAGTAGTATAGGCACAGATATTAAATTTGTATTAGATAGAGATGCAATGGTTAAAAAGGGATTCAGCATAAAGCCATATGCTGAGACTAATTATAGAAAAACACTTACGGAAAGTCTCGATTTAGACCATTATAAAGAAGTATTTGGTAAGTATGCAAAACAAATGAACCCTAGGTTCGAATTTGAAGAAAGAGTAAGAGGGAATATACCTATTGATAATGTTAAGTTAATAGATATATTGAAATTTCCTAAATGGAAAATGGAAGAAGAATTACCAAGCGTTCTTACAAGAAGGTCTAATGTTCTAAATGAAATTCTATCAAAAGATATACCTATGATTATGAGTAGTAAAGCTAAAGAACAAATATTAGATATGTTAAACAATAAAGAATTATTAACTAATAGGGAAATTAAAAAAATAATTAATACTCCTACGTATAATTTTGACCCTTTTAAAAGACGCACTCCACCTTTTTATTAAAAAGGATTAGGTGTGCCACCTATATCATCCCCTCTTTTCTTAGCTATAGACACAGCTTCTTGCTCTGAGTCTGTAACCATACAACTATTACCATGATACCCAACCTCACATGAGTTAGTTTGTCCATATCTATTCTTAGCTACTATAAGTTCTAAGTAGCAATCGCTATTACCATCATCGCCATACCTAGACACCCAAGGATAATGAGAGAATACTACTATCTCTGCATCTTGTTCCAAGTTACCAGACTCTGCTAGGTCAGACAACCTAGGTACTCTATCGTTTCTATGCTCCATATTTCTATTCATTTGAGATACTAATATAACAGACATGTTCTCAGCCTTAGCTAACCATTTATAGTTACGACTTACATCTCCTATCTTTAGCCTTAAGTCTCTTCTATCTTGTGGTGGATGCTCTATCAATCCTATATGGTCATCAATAACTACGTCAGGCTTAACTGCTTTTATCTCTCTAAAAGTATTCTCCATATCTCTAACGTCGTCAAACATAAATAACTTACCATTATATAACTCTGATATTTTAGCAGACACATCTTCTATAATCTTACTATCTATGTCTATACTATTACGTAGGTTTCTATATTGTATAGAGTCTGACTCCATAGCTAAGAACTTCTTCATCATCTCTGTGTTAGGCATCTCTCTATTAAACATAGCTACCTTCATACCTTGATGTACTAGATTCCTAGCTATATTAGCTGACACAGTAGTCTTTGCATTACCGGGTCTACCTGCTATAATAGTTATCTCACCTCTAGTCATACCAGTAATTACTCTATCTAATGTATTTATACCTGTAGGTATAAGAGTAGTAGATTCAAATATAGATTCTTTAGTCTTGTCCAGTAGTCCATCCATATCGAAAGTCTTATTAGGTTGAAGCTTTATTATATTACCTATAGTAGTATGTGCATCTTCTAGTAATCTATTAGTATCTAGTGAACCATCATTTATATTATTAGATATAGAGTGCATCTGAGTGTCTAGTATCCTACGTAGATAGTAAGAGTGTAACCTTCTTGCATACACGTTAGCCTTAGAAGGAGAAGTAACCTTATCTAAGAACCCACTAATCTCATACATAGAATGGTATCCATCTTTAGAAGCACCCACTTCTTCACATACAGTATTTAAGTCTACATCTAAACCTCTACCATGAAGTTTATCTAAAGCTTGCCATACTTTTTTATTAAAGGATGAGTAGAAGAAATCATCTTCTGTTATCCATTGCTTTACAGGGTCTATATACTGACTATCTGATATAAGACATCCTAATAAAGCTTTTTCTAATTCAACACTATTCATATTAATCCTTTAACTTTGGTGGCATTCTATCTAAGTTTTTTCTCTCGTACTCTTGTCTAAGTAAGTAGCTTTTGTTCTCGTTCTTTACTACTGCTGACAAATATTTTATACCATAACCTTTATCTATACCACTTCTTTTCTCAAACTTATTTATAGACTCAATAATAATATTATCATCTATCCCTTGTATTTCTGTTAGTAAACCACACACATCTACGTCTTGTATATTCCAATGAGCAGAGAGACTATTAACTATTCTATCTACAACGCTTAAAAGTCTAGGAGACCTAGCCAGTCTTAGCCTCTCTAAGCTCAATGAAACATCTTTCTTATTTATTGTGCCTTTACATAGTGGACATTTAGCCACAGGAATCACAATCCTTTTTCACTAAAGGTACATTATTAAAAATAGAAGAACTTAAGTAGTTATCTCCTACAACTTTACCAGAAGAATCCATGCTCCTAGTCTCGTATGCTCTCTTACATTTAAGACATCTAAAAACCTCTGATGAAGCAAGTTCTTTAACTTTCCTACCTTTGTTAGCTCTCCATGCCTCTCTACCACTCTCAGGTATATCAACACACTCCCAATCAATCCAACTATTTCCAAAGTAGTATACTAAATCAGCGACTTTAGCTCTCGAAATATCTTCGTACTGCCCGTAACCTTTTTTATGAGTGATAGTAGTGTTAGAAACATAGTCATCTCTATTATAACGTACGACTTGCCTCTTGACTCTTTTACTAATTGAAGGTGTAATCCCTCTATTTCCTCCGAAGGTTTTATCCATTCTGCTATCCTTTTTCTTACTTTACATTGTACTGTAAAATCTTCTATTACCATATCCACTTCAGCGTGTAGACCTAACGACCTACCATCAGAACCCCACGCTCTCTTTGATTCTAGTCCATGTTCAAGAGCTTTATTGACACACTCTCTCTCATATCTATTCCCTTTCGCTTTACTTTTTGATGGCACGTTTACTCCTCTTCTTTCTCTTCTTTGGGAATGGACTCTCTAGGAACTTCAGTAGTCCCTTGCTTGCTTTCTGTAAGAATGTCACTTATTTTACTCTCCATAAATTTAGTATACTCTTCTGTCTCTCCCTTCATATCTAGATAGTTATAAAGAAAGTCACTAAGTATTGTTAATGATGATTGATTAGATAGAGCTATCTTACTTACAATACCTAATTGTTTTATTACTTCTCTGTTTGTTATTTTATTTTTTCTTTTCATATAATCCTTTATAGGAATAAGGGAGCTAGTCGCCAAACCATTAATTTAAATACAACACAAGTCTTGTTAAAGTTAAAGACAAATTTCTTGTTCGCTTATTTTATTCTGCTTACAAGATTATTTATTGTTATGTTAATTATTGCTCCCTTACACTCCTAATTATTTAAAGCTTATGTTCTATTCTATTAAGCCTTATAGTTATAAACGCCCACAACGAAACTCCATATAGAGTCTGGATTAACGTATCAAACTCTTGAGTCTGAAGTATTTCTATTAAAGTATATTCAAACATAATCTCTCCTTATTTAAAGTTAAGAGGGTGTTTAATGGTACACCCTCAAAACCATTAGGTCTACTTAGTTGTCAGACTATAGGTAGCAAACCCTTTCTTATTCATGCTAGTTGTTATATCCATACTAAACGTAGTACGTAGTATATGTATAACGGCTGCTAATCTATAGACACCGAATCTACTGATAGCTGACTTAGCTGTTAGGTTCTTTCCTGTATTTAGGAAGTTCATTACTTTGACCACTTGGCTTTTTCTTTTTCTAGGCATTTTGCCTCCTCTTTGTATTTATCTCTTAGCTTTTTTATTAATAGATAGTCTTCATTACTGTTAAGTTCATATACGCTTCTGTACTTTAGTACATCTCTCGAAGTTGAAGTCATATATTCTAATCCTTCCAACCAACCAAACCTATCAGTAAACTTCTTCTCTATCTCATTCCACTTTACTACTGTCATTAGGTGCTCCACCATACTCATCATAGACTCTGCTAGGATATAGCTCTTCTTCATCTGCCGTCATACCATCTGCTATATTTATCTCAGCTAGTCTGTTGTATTCTTTTCTTAACTTGTCTACCATTGAATCAACCTCTTTCAAGCTATCTCTTGTAGCCTTAACAGAAGTAGAACTTATCTTGATTATATCTCTATAAGCTTTCAAAGACCTAATGATTACTTCGTATTCGTTGTTCGTTATTTTCATTTAGAACGGCAAGTCTGATACGTCTATCTCACCATTAGACCATGAAAATACATTGTAAGCCTTCGGACTCTTCATCTCTTCTCCATCTCTATTAGTCCAGTCTTCATGCTTAACTTTTATTATTGCAGGTTTACCCTCTGAATTAGCAGGGGTCAGAGATGGTAGAGCAAATACCTTCTTACCATCAACTTCCTTCTCTTCAGGATGTACCCCTAGAGCCTCACAAACCTCCTTAAATTCCCTGTTTCCACCAGAGTTGGACTCTAGGTTAGGGCTATTAGGATTCTTAAATCTAAAGAAACCTTTAGACCTAACTGTTTTACCTACAAATAAACTTCCACTATGCTCTCCGAAATCCTTGTCTGAATTTTCTGGAGCAAGTTTGAATACTATATTGTAAATGTCAGACATATACTTATTACGTACAACAACATCTGACTTTACTGTAAACTCTTTAACGTGAGCGTAGTACTCTCCCTCTGGAATCATTACATTTGGTTTATCTAGTGATGGGTCATAGTAGGACTCTTCACCTATAGTATTACCTAGTACTGCATCTATTGAATTACTCATTTACTTTTTTTCCTTTAACTGATTTATTCTATTAACTACTTTATCCATATCTCCCTTCTCTACATCACCGTTTTCTATTGAGTTGGATATTTTTCTTTTCCACTCTTCGTCTAAGCCTTCCATCTCTTCCACCAAATACTCTATGTCTTCTTTACTTAACGAAGGGTCTTCCACTCTATTACGATACACATCGTCTGCTATGTTAAGGTACATATTAAATGCTTTCTTAATACAATCTGTATTAGCTGACTTAATATCGTTACCTACATCTACAAACCCACCACCACTTCTCTTCTGCATTATTCTATGAGCGGCTGTCATATCACCGAGTCTCCATATACCACCCTCGAACCACTTCAACCTGCCGTGTACCATAAACGCTTCACTACCTAGATTGTCTGTATTAACTATAGTCCAAGACCATCCGGGATAGTACTTATCTGCAACAGAACGCATATAAGAATACTCTACATAGTCAGTACCCATTTTGTTTTTGACAAAAGACTTAGGTGTATCTACATTAGATACTACATTGTGCAAGTCTCTCATGACATCAAAACCAACGTCGGTTATTATCTCTGTAGAAGTATCTACTACTTCTATTTCACTACTCATTCACACTCCTTTCTTTTACTTTTATTATTTGTGCTGATAGATATACACAAGCATCTAGTAATTCTTCTAGTGCTTCATTCATCCAATCCCTACCATCATTTACATCTACCTCTTGCTTGTACTCTCTCTTTCCTTTCTCTAGCCTTTCTTCTATCAAGGAAATTATGTGATTGTTATCTCTCATTTAAGCCTCTGCTTTATCTTTAGAGGAAAAGATACTATTCATTACTTCTTCATCTCCAGTTAACTTCTTAGCCTTATCAAAGTTCTCTATGAATGATGGTAGTTCTTCGTCTTGATTAGCTACCACGTTCATTAAGTGCATTAAAGCCATCTCTAATTCCATTAACCTAGAGTCTATTTCCTCTACTCTATTTATTATCTTTGTCTTTTTTAAAATTCCATACCTCTACTATTTTAGTTTTCCAATTACCTTCTCTATTTAAATTGTTGGAGAATAGTTCTGCATCTCCCTTCTCTTTAAATAATCTCTTTGGGTATTTGTTATTTGTTTTATTAGAGAAAGCACCACCTCTTATCATCCACCAATCAGAGCCATCTCTAACTTCTTTTATTGCCCACGCTCTATTATTATCTACACTATCTTTAAGCATTATACCTCCTTAGTTTACGTATGGACAAACATTTCTTACTGAACAATAAGACTCGCACTTACTACCTTTCCAAGTCTCACTCTCTGTACATTTGTTAGGCAATTCTTTAGTACTTAATGCCTTCAATAGTTCATCTTTTTTGCTGTTAAACTTATACTCTAGGTGTTCATTATCTATAAAGGGAACTTTTATCATATATATTTTTCTATCAATACCTCTGCTAGTTGCTACCTGTAGTCCACCATCTCTAGCAGTAGCTTGTATATACATACTCTTTACTTCGTACCCTTTATCTTTCTCTAGTAAGTACCTGTAGTAGTTTACCTGCCATCCCCAATCTTCTAAGTCTGCTTTGGTTTCGTCTAGGTAAAACTCTTTTACTCTTCTAGGTGTACCTTTCTTACCATGCCTACCACTTGTCTTATAGACTTCGGTAGGGTGAAAGGAATGTCTTACCTGTACTCCTAAAGCCTTAGCTATCTTATATGAACCAGACATCTTATAATCTACTAACATCTTTCTATCTACATCATATAAGTCTGCAGTTCCTGTTATACCTTTGTACTCTAGGTCTATCTCTGTTAACTGATTGACATTACCTAATGCTGAATCCTCTAGTAAGCTATGATGTCTAGTACCAGCTATAGCAAACGCTTGTGAGTCTGGTGATTCAAAGTAGTCTGCAGTTCTTTGTAGATAAGATTGGCAAGTACCATTTAGTAACTCTGTTGTAGAAGGCTTTCTATCTACAGGTCTTGTCTTAGACATTTCAAGTAGGGTGGGCAACGTAGCACCCATCCTACCTAAGTCTACTTTATTACTTGCTATATCCTCTAGTGATACTACATCACCATCGGGGTATCTTAATCCTACTAACGGCATCTCTTCTTCCTCTTATTCTCTTTTTTCTGTATAGAATTTACACAGCATTTATTACTTGCACAAGTACTATCTTTATTTTTACGTAGATAATTTTTAATAAATTCTATATCATTATCTAGAAGTAACGATTTTACCTTTCCCATTCTACCTCCTCTGATTTTAACCCAGACATTTCATAAGCTGAGTCTACATAAACTACCTCTTCTTCTAATTTCTCTACATTAGATGCAGTAGAGTATACTGAGATACCATAATCTTTTAACTCATTAGTTATAGTATCTTCTATAAAGTTTTCTATAGTTGTACCTTCCTGTAGAATCCTATGGTCTCTCTCTGTATTGCTATCTACTATTAACTCTATTGTTATTGTCTTATTCATTTTAATCGTTCTCCTTATTTTCTTTTTCTATTTTTTCTATGATTAAACGTACATTTTTAAAATGTTGATACGTTATATGATTCGTTATATGTCTATACCCTCCTCCATAAGATTGTTGCTGACTATATAATCCTTTCAATATATAAACTAATTCTTCTTTATCAAAAGT